CCTTGATTTATTGCCACGTCTCGGTGTCGTCTGTGATATACTACTAACCGAAAACGAGGAGCTTGGAGCCAGCACCGCCGCCAATTTTGTAGCCAACAAACAATATAACTGGATTGTCGGGTTTGACCGCTATGGCACCGATGTCGTAACGTATGAATACGATTGGGACCTCGTGGGGGAATACTTTGACACCGGGCAGGGCACCTTCAGTGATATATCGAAACTTCAGAGCTTAAGGTGCAAGGCCCTAAATGTCGGTATCGGTTATTATAACGAACACGACAAGAGATCGTATTTTGTGGTCGAGGAATATATCGAGCAAATTGCTGCGTTTTTCAAGTTTTGGACTGACCATGCCGATCTCCATTACCCGCATGAGCCAGTAAAATCTTCTTGGGGCTATCATGGGTGGCAAGAGATGTATGGGCCGTTTGATGAGGAGGAAAAGGGGCCCTACTGGTGTCCCGACTGCCACGCAACATTACTCAAGGACGAGGTGATGACCGGCCATGACGATAGGTTGGTATGTGCTTACTGTGGGAACGAAGTTGCGGAGATAGAGGAGAACGGGTACGAAAAAGATTACTAAAGTTTTTCAGTAAATTGCCGATATAGATAATAGAAACAAGAAAGGAGAGAAAAATGATCGGAACACCGAATGAAACAACTCCGGTAGACGGAAAAGAATCTTTGGAGGAAACCCGCCCGGTTTCCGAGGAAAAGTACCCGCTGTCCGTAAGGGCAACGGCAGTATGGTGGCTGGCGGCTTTACTTCAGCAGATGGTTGACTCCAAGATAGATGAGCCGACACTAAGGATCACGGTTATACCAGCCGCTCGCCACATTCTTGAGGGACTCCAATAGACCCCATTTCTCCTCCTCCTTGCTGAGCACGTTGCCCGTTAGCTGTACGGGTAGCGTGCTCCTAAAAGAAAGGAATGAACAAGGTGAGTAAACCCAAAACAGACGGTCTTACGCCATATCAACGGGCTGCAATCGAGTGGTTCGAGAAACACCCTGGGGTTGTTAGTTGTACCGCTCACTTCAACCATCCAGATGTGGGAAAGCCTGACAAAATTGATAGGTGGTTGATTCTCAATGTACCTCATTATGCCGAGGTGTTTTGCAAGGCACTAAGGATACCAGTGGGGGAAATACAATGACAGGCAAAGAGGTATTACCGAATAATATGGACAGGGAATGTACACCACTATGTGAAGCCATCAACACTATAGAGGGATTGAGGACAGTTGAATCATGCTGCGGTCATGGTAAACATCCTTTCCATGTTTGGTTTCGGGTCGGCAATTTGGACTATCTGCCACATCTTTTGTATTGGTTGAATGGGTGTCATACTGGGTTTTACGGTTGGCGCTGCCTCGTGGAGACTGATTGTGGTAAATCGCCGGTACTTTTTCTGATTGAGGGGCCAGAAGGTGAACAGGCATATAGAGAAGCTAAGGAAATAGCTGAAGAGATTTTGGCCGATGATATATCCTTGGAGGAACTATGATATGTAGAATAACAAACTGCGGTCAACCCGTTGAGAATCCGATGCTCGACATCTGTAATAGGTGCTTCGAGGAGATAACGGCTGGCGAGGATGATCGTGATGCTGTTCTATGGAAAGCTATAGAGGGGCGTGAGCAAGAAGACCTATGTGATGAGAGGGAGGATAGGTAATGGGACGAAGAGAAATAACGGGCAATATACTGCCAATGTGTAATCACGAAGAAGACGTAGCGTGGATTCAGTCTGTCGATAAAAACTTGGATTATATTGCCGATACGTTAGAGAGCGCTCACAATACTATGAAAAACTTACTTGAAGCCATCAACCTACTTAGGTACAGGACTGAAGCTCTTGAGGTCAAGGTTCAAGGCTTTAAGGTAGAAGAAGGGAAGATAAAAAATGGCCAAACTTGAATATCCGAAAGCGGAAGGGATTACAAAACGGCCTAAAATCCTGATGTTCGGGCCGGAAGGGTCGGGGAAAACATTACTTGCGTTGCAATTCCCTAACCCTATTGTAATTGACATGGAGCGGGGGACTGATCTGTATGGCGGTCAGTTTGACTTTGCCGTACAGCACGTAGTCCACCCTGACGATGTAATGGAGATTGTTACCGATCTACTGACAAAGAAGCACGACTACCGGACACTGGTTATCGACCCAATGACTATTTATTGGCAGTCACTACAGGACAAGTGGAGACAGAAGCTGTATAGTAAGAAATACGGGGAGACTACCCCTGAATCGACAACCGATGATACTAAGAGTGGGGAGTTTCAGAGTGAACCCTGGATGGAGTATGACCTGGTGCCGAGGGACTGGGTGCCCCTGAAGGCTGAGAACAACTACCTGCTCCGCAAGTTGAGCCTCCTCGACATGACAATAGTATTGACCTGCCACCAGAAAGCTCTTTACGCTGACAACCAGTTTATGCAGAAGGTCGGGGATACGTTCGATGCCGAAAAGAATCTGGGTCATTTCTGTGATACGGAGTTTCGGATGGAAAAGGTCAACAACGATTTTACGGCGATAATCAGGAAGATTCGGGGCAACCCTGTGGCTGACAGTAGGATAGTTATACCACCACCACCGGATTCGCTGTCAATTTTTAATGATCTTTTTGGCGAAAACCTCTTGACAAAAGAGGCAAAACCTGTTATATTCATAACGGGAGAACAAGTCGGAGAGATCGGGACTTGCATCGTTCAGCTCCAGATGCCGGATGCAAAGGTCAAAAAGGCACTGCGAGCACGAGATGTGGACAAGATTGAGGACCTGACTGAGGAACAGGCGGCTGATATGATTGAGAATCTTCATAAAATGATAAAGGAGAAAAGAAATGATAATGACTGAGTATCCAATCTGGATAAGGCTGGCAACGGCGGAGATTGTGAATCTTGTTGCGAGGGCCAGCCTGAGTGGGTCGCCCCTTACTAATACCCAGATAGCTGCTATTATTCAACAAGAGTATAACATTAAGGAGAAACAAGATGCCGACAGTTGATTGGGACGAAACCTCCACGTATGATCTTCTGCCAGAGGGCACGTACACGGCTGAGGTCGTAGAAGTAAAGGAAGAGATGAGGGAGAAAGGTATCTCTTGGGCGGTGCGATTCAATGTTATTGACGGGCCATACAAAGACCGTTGGTTCTACGACCGATTCTTCCTGTACGGGAAAGCCCTTGGCAAGCTCAAGATTGCATATAAAGCCTTCGGCTTATCGGCGACCGGCCAAGATGACATCTGCCCGACAGATATAACGGGTAAGAAGGCTGATGTCACGATAACACACGGGGAATACAAGGGCAGCGCACAAATCCAGGTGCCCTTTGACGGGTATCGAAAGCCCTACGGTGCCGAGTCTAAGCCTAATAGTGGCAAGGGAAACTCGTGTGAGTGGCCCGGCAGTGGTGGGGAAAGGCCACCGTTTTAATGGATAGCGGTCCATCCAGGAAAAGAGTGGCCGGGTTTAAGCCCCTTAGACGTGCGTATCGACCAACCCCACTCGGTCACTCTAAAAGATTTGATATGAAAACACTTGTAATAGGTTTTATAGTCCTTTTGCTTATCGGGGTTCCCGTACAGTCGGGCGAGATAAGCGGCAATATCAGTTTTGGTTTGGCTGAAACAAAGATTAACCATTTGAAAGTAAGCAGGTACAGTACACAGGCTAAACTTAATATCAGCTATGAGATTAGTACCGAGTCTTTTCACCACTATCTATATGGTGGAGTTGATACCTGGGCTTTCATCGAACCTCACGAGTATAGATTTAACTTTCAACCATATCGTACAGTTTACACTATTGGCTACAAGGTCAAGTGGAAAGAATTATTCACCGGAGTCGAACATTATTGCAGTCATGGTGTAGATGCGAATTATTCTTATGACTTCTGGCAAAACAACAAATGGACGGGGGAGGTCTCGATTTGGTATGTTGGACTTGAATGGTGAAACTGTGCCGTATCGAAAGGATGAAACATGATTTTATACGAATGGGTTTATAATCGTGGTGAGATAGCCGAAGGGGTGTTTTGTTCTGCGAAATGTGCTGAGGATATGTATATTGACAATCCCCGCACTCGCTATAAGGGCTGTCCCTCACCGATCGACGAGCAAGAATCCGAAGAGCTTGTTAAGGTAGGTGGTTGGAAAGTATGTTACGGGTGTAGGGAACCTTTTGTTACAAAAGTAGAAACCGAGAAATCCGAAAACGTCACTACAAATATGATTGTGCGTAGTTGTTTGGCTGCACCAGACGAGGAAATATAAGTGAAGCAAAAGGTATTAAAGCATGAGCACTGAATGGTCAGACTTTAACTGGTGGCAGAAGGTGGTATGCGCTCCCCTTTATAGCTTGACACTTACAGTTGGCGTGGCGGCTATAACCTTTTTCCTCGCTGCTTCAATCTACCTTGTCCAGTTGTGGTTGAATGTGCTGGAGATATTATTGTGAGCAGCAACCGCCGTAGGGGACATAACTTTGAGCGACACGTTGCCAAGCTATTCCGCCGTTGGTTTTCAGAAGCTAAACGAGGCTACCAGTATCGGGGTAGCGATAAAGATTGCGATGTTGTCGGGACGCCGTTTTACATCGAAGTCAAGTATGCCAAGCGACGGTTCAACTATAGTCTTTACTCGACTTGGGTTAAGGCATTGAGAAGGCGAAACCAACAACGTATCTCCGGCACTATACTTATTATCCGCCGACTTGCCTATAAGCCAATCACGGTCAGTATGAGTTTTTCGGTAGCAGATTCATTAGAAATACCATCTAAAGATAATGGTTCAGGGCTGGGTTTTTGTACGTGGGATGTATTCTCAGGGGCGATGGATAAAAAGTATAGAGTTAGGGATGAGTCTGCCTCCGATTGAAAGATTCCGAGCTTGGGCAGCCTCGGATGGGGGTAAGGCGTGCTTTGCCGCTAAAATTAAGCACTACGGCAGCCGTGATTGGATTGAAGCGCAGTATCGTACTATGTGTGATTGGATTGCCGACAATCCAAAGAAAGGGAACAAGCGAAGATGGGCACAGTTTGTGGGTAACTGGTTACGGCGGGCATATTCTAAGAGAGTTGACGATATAGCTAACAGTCAATCGCCTGGGCTGATGACTGCGAGAGAGGAAGAAGATCATTACCGTAAAAAACGGCGACAAGGAAAAGTGGATGAAGAAAATTCCTCTTACACAAGGTAAGGTAGCATTGGTAGATGACGAGGATTATAGCTATCTAAATCAATATAAATGGTGTGCATACAAAGGTGGTCGTCATTACTACGCCTCGACAAACATCCGCGTATCAAATTCTAAGTGGCGATTTGCAGCCATGCACCGTATGGTTCTCCATGCCCCCGATGATGTGGGTGTAGATCACATTAACGGTGACGGCCTCGACAATCGCAAATTAAATCTACGCCTATGTACTCACATGGAAAATTGTAGGAATGGGCGGCTCAGGTCTAATAATAAAACCGGATTTAAGGGTGTGAGTATTGTGAGAAAAGGTTACGGGAAGCCGTATCGTACACAAATAAGATTAAACAATAAAGTGGTTCACCTCGGCTATTATCTAAATCCAAAAGAAGCGGCCAGAGCTTACGATCTGGCCGCCACAAAGCACCATGGCAAGTTTGCGCTTACCAACGAGATGCTGGGATTATTATAGGGGCTATACTCCTTACTGCGCGGGAGGACTAAGGGCAACACCTATTTTTAGCTGCCAATAGTCGCCAGTCTCTTTAGCTCCAGCGCCGGTCATTGTTATTTCTCCAACCAAGCCGAGAGTGCCTGAATTGCCCTCGTCATTGGTAAAAGTTAAGACAGACCTTTTAACGCCTAAGCCACCGAAGAAGGCTGAACCACTATTCTGACCGTCAATGAAAAGCTCACCACCGGAAACAATCCAGAATCTCCAGCCTTTGCCCAGGTCGAATTTTAGTACGGTAGCTGGCGATAGAACACGCAGTGGCGCATCAGGGTTCCAGTTGAATTGGCTATACATAAAGCGCAGAGCAACGTCCCCGCCCTTAGCAACCGGGTACTCGCCCCCAAAAAGAACGCCCCCCGACCAATTCCTAAGCCCACTGTCCGCACCCACCGCTCCCAGCGTGAACACCGAATAGGGTGGATCACTTGGGATTTCCGTCTGTGCCGCAGAGGGGAATGCCCCCAACGTCAAGACGAAGACGATAGTGCCTATAAGCACTTTCACGAACAGACTTCTCATGCAAGCCTCCAATCTGTAGCCAGCATATCGGTTTGACTTGCCAGCCACGGTACAAGATCACCCTGCACAGTACAAATGTAGATGTACGGCAGGGTCATCTTACTGTTTCCATCTGGGACTTGTAACGTAAGGAACTGGTGGGGCCCGTTCCACCCTTCCCTTGTCACGCTGTTCCCACCCTTTAGATTTTGAAGAGCAACTCCAAAGTCAAAGTGAGTTAAGTTGGTAGGCGGCGGAGTAGGTGGGCGTTGTTCATTTGTTGGCATAAAGCCTCCATTAGTTAGGGTTTCTCGAAGCCCAGTTTGTTCTTGGGCTTATGTTTGTTCACAATTTCAGCCACCGAAGCAGCTTTTAAGTTTGACTCAATCCAAGAAAGTCCACTATCAACGGCAATGCAAACCTCGGACTTATCTCCGCTAACATTTGATTTGTCAATTATGGCGGTGACAGTCACCGGATCAACATACACAGGGGCTTTCTTGTCGGCAATGTTTATTAACATCAGATAAAAGTTTTCCAATCTGTTACAATCTGTTCCGGTGTTAGTGCCTGCAGCTGTAGCGGTAGTCGGTAGGGTATCCCGAACTTTCTCTTTAACCTAACCAGAAGCCGTCTCTCACGGGCGATAGCGATAGCGGCTAACCTTGAATTACCTATCTGGAGATTACCACGCTGATTGTTAAGCGTATTGCCATCTTTATGTTTCACTTCCATATCTGCTTTGGTATTCATAATTAGTTTGTGCATAAATACGGTCTTTCGTTTATGTAATAACTTTTTGGATGCAGGATAAATGTGGTGAACAGCATAGACTACTAATTCCGATCTACCACCCTTTGTAATGTGCCACTTCCATAAATTAAGCCATTCATAATCGGAATCGTCTACCATTGCAAATTGGTTTTGTGTCAGAGTAATCCTTTTCATTAGAAAGGAATATTCACACCTTCGGTTGATTCTTCCCGTACTTGGACGGGGACTTCATTATATGCCATATTCTCAAATCGAGCAAACTCTTTCAGGAACGTCAGATACACCACCCCCGTAGGCCCGTTACGTTGTTTAGCCACGATGATTTCAGCTTTCCCCTGAGCTTCAAGATACCTGGGGTCGGTTCTCTCTAAGTGGAGAAGATACTGCTCAGGTCGATAGATGAACATGACCACATCGGCGTCTTGTTCGATAGAACCAGACTCACGTAAATCAGAGAGGTGGGGCCTCTTCTCGCCAGCCCTATGTTCCACCTGGCGTGAAAGCTGAGAACAGGCAATAACGGGGATTTTCAGCTCCTTAGCCAGTGCTTTAAGGCCGAGGGAAATACTTGCCATTTCCTGTTGACGGTTTTCGGAACGCTCTGAGCCGTGAACCATCTGCATATAGTC